TGGAGCTTAGATGTATCTTAGAAGAAGGTCAGATTATAAAAAGTATAATGACCATAGCCGTTACGCTTATGATTGTAGAAGCCGGAGTATGCACCACCGCAATAGTTAGATATTTGAATAGATGACAATTTGTTGAATAATACGTTATTAAGATATGCCACTACCTATACCAAGACCCGAAGAAACAGAAGACCAATTCATAGAACGCTTTATGTCTAACCCAGATATGATAAGAGAGTTCCCTAACGAAAGACAACGATACGCAGTAGCCAAAGAAACGTGGAAAGACAGATGAAACAGCAAGTTAAAATCTCACAGGTTAAAGCCAATCCTAAGAACCCACGAATAATAAAAGACCACAAGTTTAAAAAGCTAGTGCAGTCTATTAAAGACTTTCCGGAGATGCTCGAAAAGCGACCAATAGTCGTAGACGAGAATATGATAGTCTTAGGAGGCAATATGCGATTAAAAGCCTGCTTAGAAGCCGGACTAAAAGAAGTCTGGATAGACGTAGCTAATTGGACAGAAGAACAAAAGCAAGAGTTTATCATTAAAGACAACGTAGGTTTTGGAGAGTGGGACTGGGAATTACTAGCCAACGAGTGGGAACCCGATCTATTAGACAAGTGGGGTCTAGACCTACCGGATATGTTCGAAGAAGAACCGGAAGCAGAAGAAGACGATTATCAGGAACCAGACGATTTAAAGGTTGACGTAGTAAGAGGCGACCTAATAGAAATAGGACACCACAGATTACTCTGCGGAGATAGTACGCAAACCGATGAGTGGGCTAAAGTGATGCAAGATCAACTATGCGACCTTGTAGTAACCGATCCGCCTTATAATGTAGATTACACCGGCAAAACAAAAGACGCTTTAAAGATTGATAACGATAAAATGGACAACAAGGACTTTTATCAGTTTCTTTTAGACTTTTACACAGCACTCGGTTCTTATACTAAACCAGGAGGTGGTTGGTATGTCTGGCACGCAGATTCTGAGGGTGCTAACTTTAGGCTTGCAATGAAAGAGTCGGGTCTATTGGTAAAGCAATGTTTAATATGGGTAAAGAACGCTCAAGTAATGGGTCGTCAAGATTATCATTGGAAACACGAACCTTGCCTTTATGGTTGGAAAGAGGGTGCTGCGCATAATTGGTATGCAGACAGAAAGCAAACAACTGTGCTAGAGTTTAATAGACCAAGTCGTAACGGAGAACATCCCACAATGAAACCTGTTGAGCTTATTTCTTATCAAATAAAAAATAGCAGCAAAAAGAACGACATAGTAGCGGACGCTTTTTTAGGTTCCGGAACTACAATGGTAGCAGCTCACCAACTTGATCGCAAGTGCTACGGAATGGAACTCGACCCAAAGTACTGCCAAGTGATTATAGACAGAATGACAAAGCTAGATCCTACATTAGAAATAAAAATAAACGGACAACCTTATGGACAAAACTGAACAACATAAAAAGGCAATGCTCGAAGCTCTCGAAAAATCTTTGGGGGTGGTAACGACTGCTTGTAAGTCAGTAGGTATCGGTAGAACGACTCACTATATGTGGCTAGACGAAGACCCAGAGTACAGAAGGGACGTAGAGAGCATTTCAGATATAGCGGTTGACTTCGCAGAGAGCAGCTTACATAAACAAATTAAAGACGGTAATCCTACATCGACTATATTCTTTTTAAAGACCAAAGGAAAAAAGAGAGGTTACGTAGAACGTCAGGAGATCGACCTAGGTACAGACAATCATTTCAGAGTAGAGATTAATCTAGGAAATGAGGAAAGTTCAGAGTAATGTAATATTTAAGCATTTAGAATTATCGCAGAAAAGAATCGTAATAGAGCAAGGCGGTACTCGTTCGGGTAAGACGTACAACATTCTGCTGTGGATTATTTTCTCTTATTGTATGCGCCACACCGGCAGGACTATTACAATAGCCAGAAAGACCTACCCGGCTCTCCGTTCAACTGCGATGCGAGATTTTATTAATATCCTAAAAGAGTACGGTATCTACTCGGAGCTCGACCACAACAAGTCCAACTCGGAATACGTATTAAACGGCAACCTAGTAGAGTTTATATCCTTAGACCAGCCGACTAAAGTAAGAGGCCGTAAAAGAGACTTACTGTTTATAAACGAAGCTAACGAGTTATTCTTCGAGGATTGGCAGCAGCTTATCTTTAGAACCACCGGTAAGATTATTTTAGACTACAACCCGTCTGACGAGTTCCACTGGATTTACGACCGGGTGAAGGTAAGAGAGGACGCAGAGTTTCACATCACTACTTATAAAGACAACCCGTTCCTAGAGCCGGAGATTATTAGGGAGATCGAGAGGCTAAAAAACATAGACGAGAACTACTGGAAGATATACGGTCTGGGACAGATAGGAGCCGCTAAGTCTTTGATATTTAATTTCAACCTAATAGACACTATACCGGATAACGCTAAGTTTATATCTTACGGTCTAGATTTTGGATTTACAAACGATCCTACGGCACTTGTTAAGGTCTACCTACACGATACCAACCTTTATGTCAAAGAGCTGTTATATCGCACCGGAATGACGAATCAGGATATTGCTAAAGAACTAGACAGACTAGAGATCGGAAGGCGAGAGGAGATATTCGCAGACGCTAGTGAACCTAAAAGTATTGAGGAGATCTACCGAATGGGCTGGAACATTAAGAAGGCAGACAAACCGCAGGGAAGTGTTAATCTAGGAATCGATATGCTAAGACGCTACACCTTAAACGTAACAAAGGATTCTTTAAACCTAATTAAAGAGGGTAGGAACTATAAATATAAGGAGGATAAGAACGGTAATATATTAAACGAACCGATAGACGCATTTAACCACACGATGGACGCACTCCGGTACGCTATCTTTATGAAGCTCTCAAAACCGAATTATGGAAAATACGCAGTACATTAAAGTAAATAGTTTAAGTGGCGGTAAAACAAGTTCGTACATAGCAGCTAACTATCCAGCGGACTATGATGTCTTTGCTTTGGTAAGAATCGAACACCAAGAGTCGAAGTTCAAAGACGAAAAGATAAGACGTGAAGTAGAGGATAGAATCCAAGCACCTTTCATAGCCACAGCAGAGGACGATATGATTATCTACACTATGCTAGACTTAGAGCAGTACATAGGTAGAAAGATTACGTGGGTAACGGGTAGAACTTTTGATGAAGTGATTTCTAAAGAAAAAAGAATGCCAAGCATAGCGCAGAGGTTTTGTACTAATATGTTAAAAATTGTTCCTATGCAGAATTGGTGGTATAAAAATTTTAGTGAGCCAATAGAAAGCAGAATAGGCTTTAGGGCTAACGAAACAAAAAGGGCTGAACGAACATTGTCTTCGCTTAACGAAAGAGGATTTGTGCCTGCGAAGGTTGTTGTCGGCAAGCACCAGAATGGCAATAACAAATGGCAGGAATTTGATTGGCAAAAGCCTAAATTCCCTTTAATAGAAGACAATATTTATAAAGATGAGATAGAGAGGTTTTGGAAAGACAGGCCTGTTAGATTTGCTCCTATTAATAATTGTGTAGGTTGTTTTCATCAAAACCCGATATTGCTTCGGAAAAGATTTGATTGGCACCCTAATAAAATGGATTGGTTTGTACAGAAGGAAAGTGAGGCTAAGGACTTTAAACCGACTCATAATGGACAGCGTTCAATATATACTCAATGGAAAAGTTCGCATTTATACGAAGAGATTAAAAATCATAAATTACAACTTGACCTTTTTGAGTCTGACTTCAACGAATGCGACTCCGGATATTGCGGACTATAAATAATTTAATTAAAAGTTTGTGGATTAAAAAATAAAGTGTATATTTGGGTATAATTTAAAAACAAACAGATATGAAATACTCAGAAAAATTCAGCGAAAACCTAAACAAGCTAACCACAACAGACAAGGAATTAGCGAACAGAACAATCCGCCAAGAGGCCTTTAAAAGATTTACTATTGAAGAATGGACTTCAATGACCGAAAATCAAAAGGCAATGTTTAGGAGTTTGATAATTGCTAACTTAGCAATGGAATTAACTTTCGCAAAATAATTTATCGAGGAACTTTAACAACAACAGATATGGACTATTACAAAGCACTTTACGAACACTCAAGAGAGCAAGTACAAACCGATGCAAAAAGCAAAGGCAGAGCTCTAGGTAACATCTTGATAGCCGAAGCTATCTTATCAGCGATGGACGCGTTTATGGATCCGGATCACTTCCAAGACCAGATTACTCGCGTAAGAAAACACATAATGGAAGCGTATAACGAATT